AACAAAGGTACACGTTGGTTGAGGAAGCTATCAAGATGGGATTTGGAGGCATTGGAATACACAGTGTGTTCGTCCATATTGATATGCGCAGTGTTGACGGTAATGCTAAACCTGTAATGTGGTTGTACTGAGTGACTGACTTAAATGTCTCACTGTTACCGTGGCAGCAGAAGGTATGGAATGATCCTATGCGCTTTCAGGTCATTGCTGCTGGTAGACGTACAGGTAAGTCTCGCTTAGCTGCGTGGAAGTTAATCATTGAAGGTTTAGCTGCTACTAAAGGTAGTGTCTTCTATGTAGCTCCTACGCAGGGTCAGGCTAGAGACATCATGTGGGATATGTTGCTGGAGCTAGGCAACCCTGTGATAGCCTCCAGTCATGTCAATAACTTACAGATTAAGCTTGTCAACGGAGCCACCATAGCTTTGAAGGGAGCCGATAGACCAGAAACCATGCGTGGTGTCAGTCTTAAGTTCTTGGTTATGGATGAGTATGCCGATATGAAGCCAGAGGTGTGGGAGCAGATCCTACGTCCTGCGTTAGCGGATCAGAAGGGTTCTGCGATGTTCATTGGTACGCCAATGGGTCGTAATCATTTTTATGATTTGTATACGTATGCTAGTGTATCAGATGATGATACGTTTGCTGGGTATCACTTTACCAGCTATGATAACCCGCTGCTTGATCCCAATGAGATTGAGGCAGCTAAGAAGTCTATGTCTACCTTCTCTTTTCGACAGGAGTTTATGGCATCCTTTGAGGCTCAGGGTAGCGAGCTCTTTAAAGAAGATTACATTAAGTTTGATGACGAGGAGCCGAAGGGTGGTGAGTATTATATTGCTGTCGATTTGGCAGGATTTGCAGACGTACAGAAAGTCACAACTAAAACTAAACGTTTGGATCAGACGGCTATCTCTGTTGTTAAAGCAAGTGAGAACGGTTGGTGGGTTGCTAATATCATACATGGCCGTTGGGGCGTCGAAGAGACTGCCAGACGAATCTTTGAAGCAGTTAGAGACTACAAGCCGATTGCAGTGGGCATCGAGAAAGGCGCGCTAAAGAACGCTGTATTCCCATACCTCAATGATCAAATGAAGAAGAACCAAAGATTCTTTCGTATTGAAGAACTTACTCACGGTAACAAAAAGAAGACAGACCGTATTGTATGGGCGCTACAAGGCCGCTTTGAGCATGGTACAATAACACTTAACAAAGGCAGTTGGAATAGTCAGTTCCTAGATGAGCTTTTCCAGTTCCCTAATCAGTTAGTCCACGATGACTTAATAGATTCTTTGGCGTATGTAGACCAGTTAGCTAAAATTGCTTACTCCTTTGACTACGAAGAAGACGACTACCAATTTTTAGATAAATACTCAGGGTATTAACTATGGATTTTGAAAAGAACGAACATTTCTCAATTGAGCAAAATGTAGAAGGATGGGTAATGGAGAAGTGTCAGGAGTGGCGTGACCACTTTGACTCTAACTATTCGGAAACCTTTGATGAGTATTATCGCCTGTGGCGTGGACAGTGGGCTTCCGGTGACAGTACCCGTGAGTCAGAGCGTTCTAAGATTGTCTCTCCTGCGCTACAGCAGGCTGTTGAGTCATCCGTTGCTGAGCTAGAGGAAGCTACCTTTGGCCGTGGTAAGTGGTTTGATCTTAAAGACGATAAGATGGATCAGAATCCACAGGATATTGTAATGCTGCGTGAGCATCTATATGCTGACTTTAAGCGTGACAAGATACGTAAAGGCATTGCAGAGTGTATCCTAAATGCTGCTGTGTTTGGCACAGGTATTGCTGAGATAGTGATGACTGAGGAAAAGGAACAAGCTCCAGCTACTCAGCCTATCATGGGTGGAGAGCTACAGGCAGTTGGTGTTACTATACGTGACCGTACCGCTGTCAAGCTAAAACCTATCATGCCGCAAAACTTCCTGATTGATCCTGTTGCTACTTCCGTTGAGGAAGCGCTGGGTGTTGCTGTAGATGAATTTGTATCTCGTCACACTGTTGAGCTGCTACAGGAGCAAGGTGTTTACCGTGATGTTGACATTGAAGAAGCTGCACCTGACTTAGACATTGAGCCAGATCAAGAACTAACTGTCTTTGCTGACAACAAGGTACGATTGACTAAGTACTACGGTCTTGTTCCTCGTCACCTTCTCGATGAAGCTATGCTTGAGGAAGAAGACGAAGTAATTGCTGAGTTGATGGATGAAGAAGAAGATGAAAGCTATTATGTAGAAGCTATTATTGTCATTGCTAATAACGGTACTCTTCTTAAGGCTGAAAAGAACCCGTACATGATGCAGGATCGCCCTATCGTTTGTTTCCCTTGGGATGTCGTCCCTAGCCGCTTTTGGGGCAGAGGAGTATGTGAGAAAGGCTATAACAGCCAGAAGGCGTTAGACGCAGAGCTACGTGCTCGTATTGATGCTCTTGCTCTTACTATCCACCCAATGTTAGCAATGGATGCTTCACGGATGCCTAGAGGCGCTAAGCCAGAGGTCAGACCCGGGAAAGTTATCCTTACCAACGGTGATCCAAGAGAGATTCTACAGCCATTTAACTTTGGTAATGTCAGTCAAATTAGCTTTGCACAGGCCGATGCCTTACAACGCATGGTACAGACCGCTACAGGCGCTATAGACTCAGCCGGTACATCAGGGTCTATTAACGGCGATGCGACCGCTGCGGGCATCTCTATGAGCTTAGGAGCGATCATTAAGCGTCACAAGCGCACATTGATCAACTTCCAAGAGTCTTTCCTTATTCCTTTCGTTACAAAAGCCGCACACCGCTATATGCAGTTTGAGCCTGAGATGTATCCTGTTGCTGACTACAAGTTTGAAACATCAAGCAGCTTAGGCATCATTGCACGAGAGTATGAGGTTACACAGCTTGTACAGTTGCTACAAACTATGTCTCCAGACACGCCTATGTACCCACAGTTGGTACAATCAATTATTGACAACATGAACTTGTCTAATCGTGAAGAGCTTATTGCTTCCCTTAAGCAGGCTAATGAGCCTAATCCAGAAGCACAGCAGGCACAACAGGCTTCTCAGCAAGCAGCTATGGCTCTACAGGCTTCACAGGCTGCTGCTCTCAACGGACAGGCACAAGAGTCCGCAGCACGAGCGCAGAAGCTTACAATGGAAGCTCAGGCTATCCCACAAGAGCTTGAAATCGACCGTATTAAGGCTGTAACAACCAATTTACAGGCTGGAACTGCTGATGATAAAGAGTTTGAAAGACGTATTAAAATGTCTAAAGAGATGCTAAAAGAGCGTGAAATAGCGGTAAAAGAAAGAAATATAGCTCCTCCAGAGCCAGCACAGCCAGAAGCTCCACAGCAGCCACAGCAGCCACAGCCACCACAAGGACAATTTTCACAATGATCTTAACAGGTAAGATGTTTGAAGACGCGCTTGCGCAGATTAACGAAGCCTTTGCTGAAGTAAATAAAAAGGTTGACAAACTACAAACAGAGGTAAAGACCCTGACACAGGAGAAAGCCAATGGCAACGCCAAGAAAGGGCAAAGCAAAGGTTAAGGTAACAGCTAGTGGTAAGAAGGTAAGCTACGGACAAGCTGGAGCAGCTAAAGGCGGAGGCCCTCGCGTAAAACCGGGGACTTCTAAAGGCGATAGCTATTGTGCTAGAAGCCTTGGCATCAAGAAGGGTCTGCCTAAAGCTAAACAGAATGACCCTAATACTCCTAATAATTTATCACGTAAACGTTGGAAGTGTTCCGGCGCTAAATCGAGGAAATAACATGGCATGTGGAAAATCAGGTAAATCAACAACAAAGAAAGGCAATAAGATGCCTATTAGAGGCCAGAGAGCTGTAAAGAACAAAGCATCTGCTGCTAAAAAGAAGACAAAATAACACTTGACTTTAACTATAAAATATGCTATACTATACCTTAGTATACTTTACTATTATTTTAACATTAACTTAAACTGTCCTAAAGGATAAACAGTATGATTGATAAAGAACTAGAAGCTTACTACCGTGCCTATCGTGAAATGTTTATGTCATCTGGCTGGAAACAGCTTCAAGAAGACTTATTACAAAACGCTAATGTCATTAATTCGGTAGAGGCTTGTAAAGGTAACGATGATTTACACTTCCGCAAGGGTCAATTGTCTATTGTGGGAAACATTGTAAACCTTGAGCAACAAATTACATTAGCTGAAGAGCAAGCAAACGAAGAGCCGGAAACGGAAGATTAATGCGTTTACTCTTTGACTTTGAGTGTGCAGGAGGGCATATTGAGGAACACTTTGTATCTTCGGATACTAGAGAAGTAGAGTGTCCTTACTGCCACAAACCTGCACAAAGGATTCAATCTCCTGTTCGTGCAACTCTTGATCCTATATCTGGTGACTTTAAAAAGTCTACTAATAAATGGATGAAGAATCGCGAACAGAAGCTGAAGCAAGAACGTAAGGCCAACTCTTAAATAAGAAGCTTTACATAATACACCTCCATAATGATTTAATCACGGAGTTTAATAATGGCGACATTATATGACGAGCGTCTAGAAGACGATGAAGCAGTAGACAACATTGAAGAAGTAGCAGAACATCAGGAACCTGTTGAACAGGAGACTCCTGCTGAGGAAGAAATCCCTGAGAAGTATCAAGGAAAGAGCGTTACAGATATTGTAAGGATGCACCAAGAGGCTGAGAAGCTTTTAGGTAGACAGAGCTCAGAAGTAGGGGAGTTACGATCAGTTGTTGATAGTTACATCCAGACACAACTCGACACCACAACAGCAGCACCAGTAGAACCCGAAGAAGAAGTAGATTTTTTCTCTGATCCCGACAAGGCAGTCGCGAGAGCTATTAAGAATCATCCTTCCATTAAAGCTGCGGAAGCGCAGTCTCAACAGTACGCGAAGTCCAATGCGATGTCAGCCCTGCAACAACGTCATCCCGACATGCAGACCATCTTACAGGACAACAAGTTTGTTGAGTGGATTAAAGGATCAAAGATTCGTACACAGCTCTTTGCGCAAGCAGACAGGCAGTATGATCATGAGGCAGCTGATGAACTTTTCACTAATTGGAAAGAACGTCAACAAGCTGTAGGTAACGCCGTTGCAAACGATAAGGACACTCG